GATGGATTTGAGATTGCTAAAGTTGACCTTGAAACTAGAGGGCAAGGAGATTTATTTGGGTTAAGACAAGCGGGGGAAAGTAATCTCAGATTCAGCAATTTAGTTGACCATAGTAAACTTGTAAATGTAGCACAAGAAATTGCTAATGATATATACAACAGTGAATATAAAGATATAGCAATCCAAGATGCGAAATCATTATTACAAGAGGAGGTAATAATATGATGAAATACTTTAGAATGTTTTTAATTGAATTAAGAAAACGAGAAAATGAAGAAAGGAAAATTCCACTATCTGTTATATTAGCTTCTAGTGGAGTTATTTCTTTAATAATAGGTTTTTTGTTAGATAAGTTTATACCCTTCAACTTTTTAACAAATATAGTTCGTGGTATTTTCGCAAATATAGCTGGAGCTACTTTATTTTCATTTAGTTATTTGATGTCCATTAAATTTTCTCGACAAAGATTATTGAAAGACAGATATTACAAGACTTTCAGAAAAAGATTATCTCATAGACAAAGAACAAATTTATCTATATTTCTTGGTATATTAATCGCATTCTTTATTTTATTAGGAGGAAAATATAGTTTAGTATTTACATTCAAGTCAGCCTTTGCTATCTTCGCTGCCTTAGTGTTAATTGCCTTTACTAGAAGAAATCGTGATGAATTTATTAAAAATGTATATAATGTGCCTGATTTGAGAGACCTGGAAACTATGCAAGAGAGGCACAAGAAAAAGGAAAAGAAGAAAAAGGAAAAGAAGAAATAGTATAATAAGGGTAAAGGAGTTGACAATATGAAGATAGATAATAAAACTATAGCCGAAGCTTTAAACGATCCAAATTTTAGTTTCATACAAACTTTTGCTGACGCGGCAGACTCTGGCAAAGTAACCAGAGAAATGACTAGGTTACTTTTTGTTCATAGGAAAATGCGTAATCAATTACAAGCAGTTGAAAGAGAAAGAGTTATTGCTATGAATGCTTACAACAAGGAAAAAAGGGAATCTTATATGAAACATAGTGAGCCCAAGAATGCTCCTACTGAAAAGACTAAGACAATATTAGTAGAAATTGATACAGAGGACCGCAAATACGAAATTGAAATTATGGATCAAAAAATCAAAGAATTAACTAGGGGTATGGCATCCATAAAGTTAGAAATTGATACCTGGAAGGCAATAAGTTATAACTTAAGAACAGAGATGAGTTCGTTTTGATGAAGTTATTATTGAAGCATAAAATAGATTTGTTATTTATAATCATTATTTTAATTTTATTTATGCTATTTAATTACAATTTCGCAGTTTTGCATATTAGGGGAACCTCAATGTATCCGACTTATAATGACGGTAATGTGTTGCTTTTGAGAAAAAACAATTTAAGGCAAAAAGAAGATATTATAGTTTTTAAGGCTCCGGATAGCTGGGATAATTACGGGGCAATGTTTATAAAAAGAATAATAGCTATAGAGAATGATGTGATTGAAATTGATAAAAATATGGTCAAAATAAATGGCAAATTGATTACACATAAAAAAGATAAGATCTGTGATTTTCCTGATGTTAGTAAAAAATTTATTTTAAAAAAAGGTGAATATTTTGTAATGGGAGATAATATAGAAAATAGTAATGATAGTTTATTACAATATTGTCAAGGGAATGAAAATTTTTTAATACAGGATAAAGATGTAAAGTTTACCGGGAAAGAAATTTTCTTATATAAGGGGGTATTCAATTGAACTTATTATTTGTAATGTCTGATTCAGAAGCTCATTTGAGAGATGAAGTAATTAGACAAAGAGAAAAATGGGGTTTCAAATCATCAAATGTAAAAACAACAGAAACATGGAATCCTGCCTTAACTAGAGGTTCAGTGTCATTATTTGGCGAACCTACTTTAATTCACTTAGATTTATCTGACAAAAATAGGTTGAAATCCTTTGTGGAAATGATTGATGATAAAAAAAGTAAATACTTTGAAGACCATTGGTTTGGACAAGGAGTAATAATTACTTCAACTCATGCTCAAGGCACTAAAAAAATTGAAAATCTCATTAAGAAATCAGGGGGCAAAGTTATCAAGAAAGCAAAGCCTGCTGAAATGGTTAAGATTTTATTGAACAGAGTAAATTTATCCAAAGAATCTAAAGATTTTTTAAAAGATTATGCTGGAGAAAATTATGAAATATTGTTTTCTATAGTAAATCAAATAGAAAAGATGGATAAGTCCGAACAACAAAATACAACTATTGAAGATTTAATAATTAGGTTGCCAAGTAAACCAGGTGCAGTACCTCCTTGGGAATTTATAAATCCAATGTTAGAGGGTGATGCTAAAAAGGCAATCAAATTGTATGAAAGAGCAATAGAAGGAAGTCATATATTAGTTACTATGACATTTGCTAAATCTAATTTACAATTATTATATAGGTTAAAGGTATTGCAATCAGTAGGCATTTGGAAATCTAATGAGCAAGCTGAGACTATTGGAGAAAGAAATGGACCTAAAATATGGAATGCGGCAAATGTTGCAAAAAAGGTAGATATTAAAACAGCAGAATATTTGGCAAAATTAGCTTTAGCGACTGAAGCAAACTTAAAAGGTCATTCTAGTGCAAATCCAGATATAATATTTAAGAATTTTATAGCTGCTGTATGTATAGCAATTGATAAAAATAAAGCGTTGCCTTTAACATTGCCTAGGAGGGAATAAATGTTCACAATAGCACATTTATCAGATTTACATTTAGGTTATTCATCTGGCCGTAAAAGGGTAGATGAAAATGGATATAATATGAGAGAAAATGATGGCTATGTTGCATATAATACAGTCATTGATGAAATAATTAAAGAAGAAATTGATGCAGTACTTATAGTAGGAGATATGTTTCATTCACCTAGACCTAAAAATCACACTATTTTAATTGCACAAGAAGGTTTGCGAAAGTTAGCTGAAGCTGGCATAAAAACTTATATTATAGCAGGAAATCACGATGCTACAGATATCCGTGCTGAAGTGCCTTCTAGTAAATTGTTACACGAACCTGGTTTAGGTATTTACTCGTTTGCTAAACCCTATGAAGTGATAGAAATAAGTCCAAATATTTATATGCACTTTATATCTCATCACGCATTTGTAGACCAAAAGGATACTATGGATAATATAGAATTGATAGATGACGCAGTTAACTTGCTAGCAATTCATGGTTCTTGCTACGACACTAACATAGGTCAAATATTAAGAACACCTAATGAACCTAGAGAAGTCATAATTCCTGAGAAAATAATGGATATGCCTTGGGATTATACATTTATGGGGCATATTCATGAAAGGGGTTGGGTGGCTAGCACAGATGGCAAGACTGACACGGCTGGTCGGAAACAATTTTATAACGGTTCATTATTGAGAAGAGGATTTGCTGACAAGAAATCAGTAAATGGCAGAGGGTGGACAAAATGGATAATCAATGAAGATAAAACTATTGATTATAAAATGTTTACAATTGATGAAAGAGAACAACTCGATATGGAGCCAATAAATGTAAAAGACAAAAAAACTAGAGATATTGAAAAAGAAATTATCAAACAGTTAGAAAGCATAGATGAATATATGATTAAAAAATATGGTAAAATTACATTAGAAAATACACCAATTGTCAGACAAACTATAGTGGGCATTAATGCAGTCACGAGATTATCATTGAATTTACAAAGATTTAATGAACATACTGATAAGTATTTAACACACAATTTTAAAATTGTACCGAACTTAGAAGAGATTGACTTATCAGAGGTAGTTACATCTGATTCATTGAAGACCAGTAGTGACATAGTGGTAGTATTTAATGAATGGAATAAAAATAATAAAGACTCCTTTGGATTTGAAGAAGATTTAAGAGATGAAATTATTGAGGAGGCTGAAAAGAATCTTAAGGAAAGTCGAGATAAATTATTAACTGAAGATTAAGGGAGGAATATGAATGTATGAAATTTTGATAAATGATGAACTGGTTGGATTAGGCCTTAGTAAAGGAGAAACTAATCAATGGCTCTTAGATTTATTTAATGAATTAAGTCTTGAACAAAAAGATAATTTCAAGTTATCATTAGGCTTTCAAGGAGAAGATAAATTGCTTGAAGATTATTTATACGAAACTGATTTTAAGATCCCAATGAAAATTAACTTTGGAAATGAAATTATAACTATAATAGATTGTGATATATAAAGACCCTTTATGGGTCTTTTTTCTTGCAAAAAATATTATTAAAAAGGCAAAAAAAATAACCCTCAATTCTGCTAAGAATTCGATCCTAGAATCGGTGTCTATAATATGGATGGCTATTGACTTACAGAGGCCACTTTTTCACTAAAAATTGACGAAAGTGCAGATTCTTGCGATTATGATAGTATATACCTAGCTAGTCCATAATCCGAGGAGAGCGGGAAAGCTCTAGATTAAAAAGAGAACAAGGGTTTCTATAATAAGTAATAATTAATAGTTGACAGTATCTTATAAATATGTTATTATGTGTTTATAAGGAGGCGAAGTTTACAATGACAGCCAATGAAATATTATTTTTAATGATGTTAGTGTTTCCATTTGTTGTAATAGAACAATTAATCCAACTTAAAGATAGAAGAAAAATGCAAGTCATACCAAAAGATTTTATAAAATTAGAAGATCTTGCTTACAAAAAGAAAGCTTTAGTTAACCAAGATTTTAACAATGCGGGCATTTATATCTTTATGAATCTGGACAATGGTGCAAAATATGTTGGACAAAGTATTAATCCAATCAACAGAATTGACAACCATATAAAGGGCAGAGGAAATCCAGAACTTTATTGTGATATTGAAAAAGGAGATAAATTTGCTGTAAAAATTATAAAATTAACAGATACAAATTTTGATAACTTAAACGATTTAGAAAGACATTATATAGCAAAATATAATTCTTATTACAATGGATATAATAAAACAAGAGGTAATACGGCTTAGTTGAAGGGAGACTTATTAAATGGTGGTAATATTTGACATTGAAGCTTCATGTGCAGATAGAAAATTAAATCCAAATTATAACATGGAGACAATAGAGATTGGTGCAGTAAAAGTTGATAGAAATAAAATTATAGATACATTCCAAACTTTCATAAAACCAGAATATATAGATGATTTAACACCTTATTGCACCAAGTTAACTGGTATAACATTTAAGGATTTAGAAAATGCTCCAAGCTTCAATCAAGCCATTATTGAATTTCATCATTTTATAAAAGATTATGTGATTTATTCTTGTGGTAACTTTGATAAGAAATTTTTAATCAATGAGCTTTTAGAAAAAGGGACAACTTATGAACACCTGTTAGCCAAGAATGCTATAAAATCTTCACATAAAGATTTGAAGCGATTGTTCTCACAAATAACTAATGAACAAAAAAGTGGAATGATAAAAATGGCTCAAATTCTTGATATAGAATTAAAAGGTGTTCATCATAGAGCTCTTGATGACGCTGTAAACTTAGCCAACATATATATTGAATTAGAAAATATAAGAGAAAAGCGTTTATTAAAAACTTTTAGCAAAAAATTTAATAGAATTGTAAAGTCATTAAATGACAATCACAATTACGAATTAAATGTGATAGATGAAAATGATATAATAAGTACAGAAGGAAGATATACCTTTTTAGAGTTCATAGATAACTGGGCTGACATTATGATAACTGACACATTAGAAAGAAAATTAAATTATATAAGTATGCAAGAAGTTAGTATTCTAAGAAGATTTGCTAAATTATGATATTATTTTAATGTAAGTACAAAGTATAAAAATATTTTAGTATAATATATTTGTGAACAAGTGGCAACGCTGCCAAGAAAGGGGTAAAGCATAATGAAAACTTTAATAATGAATGAATTTAATAAACATTATGTAGATGGTCTGGAAACACAACCATCTGATTTGTTATGTGAAAATACGCCCTTTTATTGGGAGAAAAATAAAGTTCGAGCGATGCCATTGATTTATTATAATAGTTAGAAACAAATGAGGAAACTTCCATATTGTTTCACGCCTCCTATAATATATTGATGAGTAAGAGCTCGACAAGTAAGTGGTTGGGCTCTTATTTTCATTAAGAGATATTGACAAGATAGCAATTTTATGTTATTATGTAAATGTAATATGCTCCTGTGATGAAATTGGTAGACATATGGGACTCAAAATCCCAGGCCTTTAGGCGTCCCGGTTCGAGTCCGGGCAGGAGTACCAATTAAAACTTGAACAGTTTGGAAAAGCTTTGGGAACAAGGCATCATGGTAGACTTATTAAAGGAAGAACTCATAAGTTCATTGAAAAATGAATTAGTAATATTAAATTTTGAAAATGATTGCAAAAAGATTTGTAAAAAAGTGTTGACAGATAATAATGTATGTGTTATAATGAATATACAAACAAATCAAGGAGGTAGAGACATGAGCGAAATTAAACTGTTACCCTGTCCGTTTTGTGGGGGAGAATCTCTGCTGAGAGACCGGTATGCAATCGGTGTAGCAAGCACCAAACACTACATCCGAGAGTGTCGCCACTGCAAAGCTACGTTCGCACATCGGTTTAGAAGTATAAAGAAAGCTAACGAAGCATGGAACCGCCGAGCAAACCTCGGCAGTTGCGAGAATGAGCTGATTGTGCGGGGGGAGTGGAAGCCAATATTTAAGGGCGCCGACACATGCGAATGCAGTGTGTGCAAAAGCAAGGGATTTAGCGACAGCGATTTTGGCTTTATTGCAACGCCATACTGCCCCAACTGCGGCGCAGAGATGGAGGTAGAGCCATGAGTAACACATTACTACCCGGCCCGTTTTGCGATGAAGAATAACTCAACGACTCAGAAAAGTCTGCAAATATTTTAAAAATCAGACATTTTTACGATAATAAGGAGGTTAACCACGATGAGTAAAGCAATACTTGAACTGCCGAAAATGCCTGAGAATTGCAAAGAATGCTTATTACACAGTTGGGAATCCAATGAGGGCACATTAACGTTGATGTGTAAAATATTACTCGTTAACGGATTGCCACACAAAAGGCGTGAGGATTGCCCGTTGAAACCAGTGGAGGATAAGGAGGTTGAATAACACATGAATCTGAATCAATGGCGTGATGAAATACATGCGCTTGCAAAAGAAAAAGGCTGGTGGGAAGGAGTGTTTACATGGCACACACATGCCCAGTATGTGGGATGACTTGTCATTGCAACGGAGATATAGACGACATATGCCTTGACCTTGAAGAAGATATTTTGGCTTGTACGCATTGCCCTGACGATGAAGATGATTTTGAAGAAGATTTTTGGGAGGTTGAAGTCATGAATGAATTAAAGCCCTGCCCGTTTTGCGGGAGCGAAGCAGAAACATTTGAGGCATCGGAAGATTCATTTTCCATATTATGCACTGATTGCGGGGTTGAAACGCCCTATCTGCCTTATCTTACAGAAGCCATCGCCGCATGGAACCGCCGAGTTGACACTATGCCGGTGGTGCGGGGGGAGTGGAAGCCAATATTTAAGGGCGCCGACACATGCGAATGCAGTGTGTGCAAAAGCGAGGGATTTAGCGACAGCGATTTTGGCTTTATTGCAACGCCATACTGCCCCAACTGCGGCGCTGAAATGGAGCAGTAAGAAGTGACACATTCTGATGATTATGTGAAGGAGGCCGAACATGATGGCTAAAGCGAGGTTGGAATTGCCGGAAATGCCTGAGAATTGCAAAGAATGCTCATTACACAGTTGGAGATCCAATGGGTACACATCAACGTTGATATGTAAAATATTACTCGTTAACGGATTGCCACACAAAAGGCGTGAGGATTGCCCGTTGAAACCAGTGGAGGATAAGGAGGTTGAATAACGTGAGGTTGACGGATGAGAAAATTGCGGACGTCAAAGAATATCTCGCTCGCAGCATGAAAGTTACAGCGTCGTCACTCATTCCTCAATTATCAAAATATGGTCTTGACTTGATAGACGCCATCGAATCCTTGCAGCAGGAGAATGAGCAGCTCCGGGCAAAACTTGAAGATTGGAAGCACGAAGTACAATGCCATATGGATGAGGTTGTAGCAAGAGATAAAGAAATAGAGAAGTTGCGGGGGCGGCTTGTGGAATTGCCAAACGTGCGATTCTGCCCCAACTGCGGAGCAAAGATGGAGGTGGAGCCATGAATGAATTAAAGCCCTGTCCGTTTTGCGGGGGAGAAGCGAGTTACCGCGATGATGGACAGTGGGAAAAAGTTTATGACGAGGGTGGCGCAATTGTCGATATTGATATAAATAACCCAAGCGTATTCATCGTCGAGTGCTCTTGCGGTGCCCAGATTATATCAGATGAAAGCGAAGAAACCGTATGTACCGCATGGAACCGCCGAGTTGACACTATGCAGGTGGTGCGTGGGGAGTGGGAACCTGCAAATCCAATCTGTCCAGTATGCGGAGAAGATAAATTTAAGGGTTTAGACGCAGATATTTGGAGTGATTGGACTCCGGCCTACTGCCCCAACTGCGGCGCAAAGATGGAGGACAAGCCATGAAGCTTATTTACATTATTCATCCATTCGGTGGCGAACAAAAGAAATAAAAAAAAAGTTTAATAAAAAGGTTGACAAGTGGAAATCTGTATGTTATAATATATATGTAATGAAAAATGAATACTTGATATGCAGAAATCATATCAATCGGTGTTAGCTGCTTTCGCAACACAAAGAACGGTTAATGACGAATTGCGATGGAGGTATATCAAGGGTGCTGAGGAATGCTGAAGTGCCGGAATGGAAGACGGGGGCAAAGGGGAGTTGCCTGACTTATATGAAAAAATCTGGGTTTTCCAAAATGACACCAGAAATAATCAAGTCTTCAAATCCTTCCTTCGGCACCAACTAGATTTCATCTTTAGTTTGTAATATGTAATGATAAAGGAGGCAAAGGAAATGATAGAAGTAACAATATGCCCTAGGTGCGAGGCAAAGACTTATAAAAACGACTTTGATTATGACTTAGCCTGTTTTGACGTTTATAATCATCTGAACAAGCATGTCGCCAACGTATATCCTAATAGCGTTGAAGACATGATAGAGATAATTAAAGCTCTTAAAAGTGGTAAATGCCCACTATGCGACAATTGGGAAGATGGCTTAGGTCGCACACTGGGCCATGGCATAGAATAAATAAGGGAGAGCGCCGGAGTTGGAGAGCCGGGGCGGACTGTAAATCCGTTGTCTAAAGGCTGAGTGAGTTCAAATCTCACCTCTCCCACCATTTTGGCCCTGTCGACTAAGAGGTCAGGTCACCACCCTTTCAAGGTGGAAATCCGGGTTCGAATCCCGGCAGGGTCACCATCATCTTGGGCGCATAGCTCAGCTGGGAGAGCACCTGCCTTACAAGCAGGGGGTCACAGGTTCAAGCCCTGTTGTGCCCACCAAGAAAATATTATAATTTGGCCCTGTCGATTAAGGGTTTAGGTCACCACCCTTTCAAGGTGGAAATCCGGATTCGAATCCCGGCAGGGTCACCATTATTACAACCCAATAATTAAATGGTTCTATAGTATAATGGCTATTATATCGCACTGTCGATGCGAAGATAAGGGTTCAATTCCCTTTAGAACCGCCAATATCCGAGAGTAGCTCAGTTTGTGAAGAGCACTCCGTTTGGGACGGAGGGGCCGCAGGTTCGAATCCTGTCTCTCTGACCAAATATGCCCACTTAGCTCAATTGGGAGAGCAACTGACTTGTAATCAGTAGGTTGAGGGTTCGACTCCCTTGGTGGGCTCCATATTCTTTGTTTTCCTCCCCCGGTTATACAAAGACGGTGGTTTTGGCCATTACCTGTGAAATACCGTTAAAAAAAACAAATGGTCATTATGAGAGTGTAGCTCAATTGGTAGAGCAATGGACTTTTAATCCAGAGGTCGGAGGTTCAAATCCTCTCACTCTCACCAACTTGGTCCCGTGGTCTAGCCTGGTCTAGGATGTCTGCCTGTCACGCAGAAGGTCACCGGTTCAAATCCGGTCGGGATCGCCACTATGGATTGGTAACTCAGTTGGTAGAGTGCCTGCCTGAAGAGCAGGAGGTCGTCAGTTCAACTCTGGCCCAATCCACCAATATTATAGTCTGCAACGACATTAATCTAATTGTCCGAAATGACATTAAACTAAGACGGAAGTGGCCTAAACCTAAGGCATTGGAGTCGCTCTCTAATATATGGGTAAAGTGCTAGCCTAAATCCCATCTTCCGTCAAGCTTTCATTGCTCATCCATTCGGTGGTGAACAAAAAAAGTTTAATAAAAAGGTTGACAAGTGGAAATCTGTATGTTATAATATATATGTAATGAAAAATGCTTAGTTTAATAGTAAAACAGTTGCCTTGTAAACAACAGATACCAGTTCAATTTTAGTAAAAAGCTCCAATATGCTCAGGTATTCCAATTTGGCAGAGAAAGCGGACTTAAAATCCGTACAGTGTGGGTTCGAATCCCACCCTGAGCACCAATTATTTAATAAAATATGTGGGAGATTTAAGAAAATAGGTATTACGAGTTGGTTAAATTGGGTTCAAATCCCATCCTTGGAAAAGAGATAATGGCATAGAAATAGGCTTGCTCGGGTAAAGGGTTCAAATCCCTTTCCCACATTTTAATAATTATCTGAGTGTAGGGCAGTTTGGTAGCCCACTTGCCTTGGGAGCAAGATGTCGCAGGTTCGAATCCTGCCACTCAGACCATGTAAAAAGTTTCAAACAAAAAAATTACAAAAATAAAAAGTAAATTGTTAGCGCAAATCAATCAATATAATTTCCGGAATTCTTATTGATTGAAACAATTACTTTTCAAGTTAGGTTAATAGCCTTTGTAATGGAAATTTGGAGTAGAAAACGAAAGTGGCACTTTGACGAAGGTCACCTGATATATCTAAATATTATGCGGGTGTAGTTCAATGGTAGAATTCCAGTCTTCCAAACTGGCCGTGTG